TCCCGTCTGGTTTGACTCTTGTGTAGGTCCTGGAGAAGACGAATTCGCCCAGGCCGTTGAAGCCGAAGTTGGGCTTTCTACCCTCGAATTGTGCTATGAAATCATCTTCGAGCTTGAACGGGGTACTCGCCCCATTGCCGTTGCCATTTCCATTATCGCCAAGTATTTTCGAGAAGCAGTCGGCTACAAGGTTGGATGTTTTTATCACAGTTTTCTCCAGTCGTCTCCTAAGATCCGTGCCGCTTGTGTCTTGATGGTTCGGTCTGCGATCAGCTCGTCCAGTAGACAAAACAACTCGGCCTTCCCAGGCAGCAATTCCCTCTGCTCGGGACACTTCTTCGACAGTCTCGATAGTGCTTGTGTACAGGATTTGGATATGGACATGTACAGGGCACTAAGTCGGTTCCGTTCATACCATTCGACAATGTTATAGTACGACTCCGGCGTAACCCTCGACAGCAATACACTGGCAAGTGGCTGGCCATTGGCTCTGGCAGAGAGGAAACCATGGTTCTGACGTAAGATGGCAAGACGTTGATCAGTCCGTTCACACTCACCATCAATGCGGTCATAACAAACATCGAGAATGTTGCCTTGGAAGAATGCGACGAGTCCTTTTCGCAGTAACCTCTTCTCATTGGCGTGTTCGGCTGCGTAGCGGATTAGGACGATACTGGTAGCATCGTCAAACTCCCATTCTTCCAACTTTTTGGCAAGCCTCGCAGCGTAGCGCCACTGGTATGTTTTTGTTGGGTTAGTGCCCTCTGGGAATTTAAGTGTTTGCCCGCAACGGCGATATGCCTCAACACACCAATTCCACACCTTCCAGACATTCTCATCAACAGTATGTAGTTTAGACATGACAATCATTCAATACGAGATGGGACCATGCCCGAAGAACTTGAACTCTCCGCCGAGGAGACTCCAGAAGACGACACCATTCAAAAGCAGGAGATGACCGAGGAAGAGCTCGCACGCATTTTTGATGAACGATTCGAGCTGTTCATGGGTCAATTATCTGAGCGTGTGGAACAAGAAGGTGTCAGAGTGGCCGTAGCGGTCCTGGTCGACCCAAAATATCCAGCATCCCCACTGGTATTCAAGACCGGTCATGTATACGACCAGGCAAAGTTGTTGGCAAATGTCCTGAGAATACTCAAGAGACAGATAGACGAAGAGCTATCTATAGGCTAGCGGTTCACCGAGCAGCCCATCAATGGCTTTAACCGCCTCGTAGCGTTTCTCGCCAGACGCCCACGACTCCTTGAGGGTGCGTTTGCATTGCAACAGCGTCTGCTGGATGGGGTTGTGCCTATCTAGTTCAAGCCGATGGATAAACAACTGGGTGCCCTGAAAGGAGCAAGCTATAAACGGCGAGTCCCAAGGCTTATGTATAGTATCCATCGTAAGGGCCACAAACCGGTCCGCGTAAGCATCTGGTGCAACGGACCTAACCAGACCCTCCACGCTAGCCAGAACTTTATCCTTACAAGTAAACAGATACGATTGCTCGGGGTCCTGGTCGTATACCATCAACCATAGCGTGATGACTTTCTCATCATCATTCATCCCGAGGACCGCCCTGGGTGCGTCTGTGAATATCGTCTGGGTTTAGATAAGTCCAATAAACCTCGATCCCCTTCACATCTTCAAGGGCCTCAAAAGTATGCCACTTCTTAGGTGGAACATCCGTGCAATCGTTCGGACCGAGGATGGTCTCATCCACCGGCGTTGGCTTCCTCTTGTTCAGAAATATGCCAACCTTAAGCTTTCCGCTGTAGACGACAAAGCGATTCCATTTACTGTCGTGGAAATGTTCGGAACAGTACCCACCTTTGTTCACCTCTATCTCCCAGATCTCAACACCATTATGGGAGAAGATACAGCGCGTCCTACCCCAGAGCTTGCCTTGCCACGGGCCGATAGATGGTACAGCAGTCATTTCGTATCAGTTCGCTCGTAGAAGAACTTAATCTCGCGATTGCCCTCGACAATAATCTCATTGATGCCAACAAACGGCCAGAGCGTTAGTCGGCAAGATGTTGTCGGAAGGCGCGAAAAGGTCGACATAGGCGACACCGTCGACATTGCTCACAGCCTCGATTATGTCTGAGACATAAAGAGGCTGGCCCATATCCCTGTTCTCAGTTTTGAGCAAATTATCAAGGGCGGTGCCAACATTGTCTTTAACGAAGGTAGCATCAGCGTTTCTGCTGATGACCACCGTCATATCAGTATCTACCGACTTGATAGCACCATTAAGGACCTCAACCGAATCCGTGAGAACATTATACTCATCGAGATACGCTTGCAGCGCTAGCTTGAGCCCAGAACTCGGAGTAGTCAAAGAATCCGGTCCTTCAGTCAGGACATAAATCTCAACCAAGTTAGTATTCAATCCCGTGCGGACCGTGGCGGCAGCCTTCGCTACCGCCCCAAAGGTAGGATGGGCGAACGTGCTGGCAACCTGGATATAATCATCATCGGTCACAATACTAGCAGGTCTATTAGAGGCAAATGCCCTGACTGTAAAATCCCTGGGTGCACGCTTCTTCGCCTGCTCCAAGGTCTCACGGTCAGTGCCACCAGAACTAGGTACCAGATTCCGAAATAACACCTGGACAGGGGAGCTAGCCGGAGGAAGCGGCGAAATCGATCTCGCCTCGTTGATGGTACTCGTACCTATCCGCCCACGCACGCCGCCACCAACCCTATAAGAGATCGAAATCTGCTGCCCAGCCAACGGGGCCTTACCATTCTGATCATCACCAAACAGGAACTCAACACGGGTAGAATAGATCTTGTACTGCATGACCTTATCGTTCGGGCCATACGTCTCGATAGGCTCCAGTGTAGCAAGCCAAGTCTGCACCTCAGTCCCCGTGTCGATCTCAACTTGAATCGGCTGCTCCAGCACAGAGGTGGCCTCGACAACGAATTTCTGATTGGCCCCACCTGGACTGGACGCCGCAAAGGTCGTGGCGAATTCGCCCTCGATACCGTAGGCAATCACGCCACGCTTCCCGGCCGGAATCACGATCTTGCCAGTGAAGTCACCAGGTGCACGATAGATCTCGTAGGTCACGGTGTCGCCATCGGGGCCACGAAACGTGAACTTTGTACCGGGCTGGATTTCAAGGTCAGTGGTCAGTGGTAGCTGCACAGAGCACTCGACATCCACTACCGCTGGCGTTTGCGGTCGAATCGATTGGTTGATAAGCTCAAGGTGATTCTGTACAGCTTCTTCCGTTCTAGCAGTCGACAAGAATGCATCGTTGGCCAAAAGATCTGCTCGCAAAGCCAACTTGGCAACATTGCTGGCCTGAATTTCCGTCATCATGATTATGCCGTTGCTGGCGACAAAATCATTGAAGTCATCTGGATAGTAAGTCCTGATGTACTCAATTACGGCACGTCTGCCGGTATCGAAATCCAGGGCGCTGAAATTGACACGGCGCAACCTGGCTGGCGGCAGGAGCACGCCGATCTCTTCGGGTTCGTTTGGAAGGTCAAACAATGTTAGCTGCTGATCGGCCATGGTAACTCCTATACTAGGATCTCCTGCTCCAGCTCGAGAACCGCATCCGGGTTGAAGGTCAAGTTGGCGATAACGAACACCTTCACGATTTGACCATCACCAACCGGCTGCGCAGACACTCGCGGGTTAAGAACCCTCGGCTCAGATCGCAAAATCTCGTCCCTTATATCGGCCGCTAGCAGTTCATAACTCTGCGTATCGCTCGGGTCGAACACGGACGCCCTCAGATCAGTACCGAAATCGGGACGGTGGACCCTCTCACCTGGAGACGTTAGGATCAATTGCAGCAGGTCGTTCTTGACTAGCCGCAAGTCCTCCTGGCGCGACATTACGCCACCAGCACCGCCGACGAATGGAGGGTTGTATCCGAAATAGACTGCCATTATCGCACCACCTGAATCACGTCGTAAATCTTGTCCCTGGTAGAGTCAGCCCCGGCAGCAGCTGCATTGGCCTGTTTGACGTACGTCTCCATCTCACTCTGTAGCACTGGGAGCTTGGCCTTCAGATCGTTCAACATGCTCTCAAACGATGGGTTGCTAACGACCAACTGTTCTATCGCAGAAATCGCCTTTCTAGTCTCATTCTGCGTCTTTTGATTCTCATTGATTGCGACCTCAGCATCCCCACGCTGTCGCGTATAATCGCTAAGCTCGGCCTGCAACGCACGCAGCCTTTTCATCGCGTCGGAGCCAACACTGGCGATATCATCAGATGTCAACCCAAGGCCGACCAGATCCAAGACATTGGTATCGTGCCGAAGTTCAAGATCCCCAACAAGCATTGGGTTCACATCCGACTCAATATCTGTGCCGAAGGTGATAATCTGTCCTACCTCAAACTGCTTTTTGCCAGACCCTGCAATGCTCTTGCGTGTTTTGGAGACGGTGAACATTCTCTGCCCGAGATGTATCCGCCTGGTGTCGTCATCCAGAATTTTGTCCGGTTTTTGCCTCCGCTCCACGGCCGGTGGCAACCTAATAGTGGTCTGAAAGACACGCGGAGGATCTTCCATACTTATGGTATAAGTAACATTACCGCCGTCCGCAGGAGCTTGCGGTAATATTGATTCGTACAGAGCTGTCGGATATCGGACAATCATTCGTCTTCCTCTGGCTCCTCTATCTTGTGCTCAATCTCATTCGGATCGGCAGAAGCCTCGAGGCCACTATTGTATCTTTTACCCCTATCAGTAGGCTGTATTTGCGGTGGCGTTGCCTGGTCCGGAGGCCCCAGAATCCTAACGTTAGGCATCGACTTCCTAAGATTGGGGGCTATAATAACACCTGTAAACTTCGGGTTAGCGCCCGAAAGCTCCATCTTGACCCCACCACCGCGCATCGAAATCCGCGTATCGCTGGCTAAACAGATATCGCCACGAGCCTTGATATTCACCCTGCCATTTTCTGATATGATCTCGACGTTGCGTCTACAGAATATCTGGAGCCTAGCTGGTACGAACGTAGGAGGCGTACCCGGTGGGGCATCATCAGGAGGTGGGATATAATATCCCAGCTCATTGTTCCTGATAATGGTCTCGCACTTACCCTCGTCGTGCCAAATGACCTGATTACTGCGACCGGTGGGAGTCGTTAAGGCACGGAAGACAGACATCTTGAATTTTCTGGAGAACCAGACACCACGGCGATCCATATCAACCAATTCCGCCCATGGCCCATCACCCTTCATACCATCCCTGAATTCGATACCCTGTTGTTCACCACGCTCAGCCTTGTTCACAAACTCTCCGACCTCGCCATCCTGGCGAATATACCCGAATTCAGCAATCGGATCGCTGCCCTTCCCAGATCTCGTCTTGAGCCTGATATATTCGTTATCATGGTCCAGCTTGAGATGGTGGGTCTTCATCTCCGTGTTGTAATTAGCCAGCGGCTCAAGCAGGAACTCATTCTCTTTGTGCCTTTTCCACTCGCGTGGATAACCGCGACGACCAGCAACAGCCATAAGGTATTGCAGCTTATCACTCAATTGCACCGTCGTCCCGAGAGGGCTGCCCCACGTGGTCATGTTGGTGGTGTCGTTCTCGTTGAATTCCCAATAGAACCCACGCTGGAATTGGACATGCAACGGCTCGTCTTCATTGGTCAGATTGATTGGTTTACCCCTGGCGCCACCCGTACGCCTCCCCTTGAACATAATACCGTTCGCCCTGGGACTCTCGAATTCGTCCTCCTCAGCACGCTTGTCGTGGCTGCCCCTGTCATCGATAACGAACTTGAAGCCGTACCTTGATATGAGTCTGATAAACCTTGCGTCCCTGTCCTTCCAGTATTGGTCCTCCTCTTCGGTCTTGGTTCCGACTTCGTCTATCAATTTTCTCTTGATGAAGTTGTCTTCTTGGGGGTGCATGCCTTTGTCGTACATCTGGAACAGCATACCACCCTTTGTGCGAAGCTTGATCCAACGATAATCTCGCTCTTCCTCCCTCGACAAAAGCCTAGGCTGGTCGTACTCACCACTCCTGGTCTTAGACTCGATCGGCCCAACCTGAGCCCAACCAACATCCCGCATCTCGAATTTGTGGCCATATCTGGTCAACAGCTGCGATCGCCGTTGATCGACGGCCCCGACCTCTCCTTCATGTAGCAGAGCCCGCAAGTAATACCAACGCTTTACCTCCCACTCCTTGTCGCGCTGAGCATCGCCGTAGAATTCACCGATGGCTTGTTGGATCTCACGTTCCCGCTTCTCCTCATCCGTAAGTGCATCCTCTTCCTCCTGGTCAAGCTCACGTGGGTCTTCCCTCTGCCACCAGTATCCCTGATCCCCGGAGAACATGATGTGTCCATATTTAGACATCCGAACCATGAACTTCGAGTCAGGATCATTGACCTTCGGGATCTCACGGCTCTGGCTGAAGTTAGCTCTCTGGATAGGGTCGTAATCACCCTCGGGTGCTGGTCTCTTATGCTCGACAGGGAAGAATCCAACAGCACTCATCATATCGATATTGCCATACCGATCGATGATCCCCTGGCTCATAGGGCGGTTATCTTTGGGCAAGTAAGCCGGATCGAAATCGGCTGGGTGCTTACCTGGTTGCCCTTTCCTGTCGACGGGCAGCGGAGTTCGAGTATGGATTGAGGGCAATGGATACTGTTCGTATCTGGTCGGATCAGCAGCTGCTACCCAAATGGGAGCGTAGGGGTGTGCCTTCTCGAAAGCTATGAAGACCTGGTCTCCGATCGTTAGACTGCGCCACGCTCCAGATTTTGGTCCTCCGAGACTCGGTGCTGGTACCGCCCAGGGGCATTCTGCAGGCGCCAAGTTCTCATCGGGCATTTCCGGGCACTTGAACCTAACCCTTCCCATATTGAGAGGGTCATTGGTCTCTACAACGATAGCGCGGTGCCAATTGTCGAACAAGCCGAACAATTCATCTGTGCGAGAGCCCTCAACGTCATCGTGGCGGCACCACTTGGGCTTCATAGAACCTCCCCATACACGATGTCCGGAATGGGTGCCTTAATTACAGTGCCAGTTCTGGGCCAGTTAAGTGCCTCTAACGCATCGTTGAACGCAATCAGCACCCAATCAAGCCTGGTAGTACCGTAGATGTCGTTGGCGATAAGATCCGGCCTGCCAGCCCTATCACTGTTCACCCTTATGGTAAGTTGCTGGCTCTCCGGCACCGCTTGCTTTAGGAACACCGGCTTATCCCAAGTCCCCCACACCTCCTCACCATTAAAGATGATGGTCGGCGTACTCTTAAGCCGTGAATGTGTTGATGCTTCTAAAGTCATCATTGCCACTCCGCAGTTACAATGGTCGACAAGCCTGTAAGCAGCACTTTCTCCTCTTGGGACTGCTGCGCTTGCTGCACATTTGGCTTGATATTTTTAATATCCTCAGCAGTCGCTGGCGCAGAAGCACCGACCTTTGTCCACAAGCGCAGCTCAGCCGTAATATCAGTGCGCAGGGCAAATGATCTGCTGGCACTAGTAGGATCGGGGCCGCTGGCCGGAGCGACCTTGCCCATATTATTCTCTTCAGTTTTCGAGGACCAAGGACCATAGTCAGAGATTATTGGCCCCTTGTGCGTTATGTCAAGGCTCAAAATTCTACAGCTGAAGTACTCGACACCAGTGTGGTACCACGCCCTAAAGTACAACACCAACGCATCATCGATAGTAACACTCTGCGCAGAGGTCTGACTAAAATAGCTACGCAGAGCTCTGCAATGTGCAGCAACAGTGGAGGGGGTGTAGAGAATGGTATTATCCCAACCCCTGGCGCCAACAATGTACGTCCAGGACATTGTTATCTCACGAGGTCCCGAATTGGCAAAGACGGCTACTGGTTCATCACCGCGCAGAGGACCCTCGACCCAATTGCCCTTTCTACTATCAGAGAGAATATGGGGCGGAAATTGAAACGAAATACGCCAGCCGCCACCCCTACCTTCCCTGACGAACTGGAGTCCCTTATTCTTGAAGATAAAGTCGACCTTAGACGCCAAAAACGCATCATGGGCAGTAAGCATTATTCACCACCTCCAGC